ATCGAATCCGACTCTGGCTGCACAGCCGCCTAGCCAGAACACGGCAACGCAGACGCCTCAGTCGTGATTGCTGCCGCTCCTCCTGCACCTCAACGGGAGGCGGTACAAGCCTGGGAGGACGTCTACAAGGCGTTAGAGGCAGACCTACGCAAGTGGACTGCTCGGGCCGCAGCAGGCAATGACCCGCTGACTCCTACGGAGTTGTCCAAGGTTCGCTCCCTGGTAGCCGCCGTGAAGGTGCTTCGCCCAATGTCTGACGATCTGGCCCAGATGACCGCAGGGGCCATGGTCTATGCCTCAGATGCCTCAGACCTGTCGCTCAAGGCAGCCCTAGACGCCCTGCCCAAGCACGTCGTTCAGTCCGCAGCGGAAGCGGCTGAGGAGTTTGGGTGGGCGAACATTCCGAACCAGCAGGCCGTAGCTCAAGTAGTTGCTGGCAATTCAGGTGAGTTGACTGGCGACTTCTCCAGGCTGACAACTGACGTACAGGCCAGATTGGTGACTGACGTTGCTACCTCTGTCGCTGTAGGCGAGTCGCCGAAGGATCTGGCCGTCAGAATCGCCAAGTCCCTGGAGCCGTCGTTCCTTGATGGCCAGTCCAGGTCGGTCACGATCGCCAGGACTGTCCTCGCCAGGGCGTATGACCAGTCCTCACTGATGACGTACCGAGAGGCCGCTGCTCAGGGGATCCTGCACGGCTGGCGCTGGGTTGCTCGCCCTGGAGCCTGTGATGTGTGCCGTGCCCTGCATGGCTCTGTGTGGACGTCCCAGACCGACACGTACCGCCACCCGAACTGCACCTGCGTGGTCGTTCCAGTCCTGATGGATGAGGCCGCAGCCAATGTCGCCTATGGAGACAGGTATGACCCGTTCCCTGGGACCTCGATGAACGACGTCGAACTCCGCACCAGTTCTAGTGGGTGGACGTCCTGGCATAAGAAGCCGAAGGCTGAGGTTGAAAGCCTCGATTTCGCCAAGGACATAGACAAGATCCTGGCGATGACCCCAGATTCCTACGCCAAGTACGGAATGGCCAACCAGAACTCCCTGGCGTTGCTGAAGGCCACTGGCATGGACGGCAAGCCCAAGGTCGTTAGTAAGGACTGGGACAGCGTTCCTGGGGAGAAGATCTACCGAGCCGTCAATGGCGATGCTGACGATTACTTCGACCAGTTCAAGAACGGCGACCCTTGGACCCCGAACGGCACTTACGGGTCAGGCACCTACTTCGGTACAAGCAGGAGCAGTGTTGTCGCTGAATACGGCAAGGCTGGGCTACTGGAAGCACGGCTTAGCCCCGACGCCAAGATCGTTGACATCCTGAACACGGATGAGGGCGCCAACTGGCGTGCCTGGAAGTTTGGGATGAAGGCAAAGTTCGATGGCCACCCGAATGAGAAGAAGATCCTTTACCTGCTGGACGATCCGTCGACCTGGGCGATTCTCAGGGGCTATGACGCAATTGTCGTTGACCCGCTGGGCGATGGAGTCGAGAAATACCTGGTGATCCTGAATCGAGAGATGGTGACAGTCCGTGGATAGAGCAACGTACTCACGCTCGGCAGCGCACGCCATTGCAGTTTCGGGTGAAGAAGCAAGCGAGTTCCGTGATGCCGTCTGGGCGTCCGAGTTGGACTTCGATCGACTAGCACCGAAATGGCAGGCACGGGTCTTAGCCGTCGCGACACGCGAAGAACGCGAGTAGACAATGTGTGTGTCTGTAGTAGACAATGATGACCAAGGGAGGCACAATGGACACCGAGCCGCAGGGTTCTGAAGAAGTAACGCAAGACCAGCCGCAGGGCGAGATCGAGACGCCAGCCGCACCGCAGGGTGATGGCACCGATTGGCAGCGCGAGTCCCGTAAGTGGGAAGGCCGAGCCAAGAAGGATGCCCAGGCACTTGCTGATCTGAAGAAGCAGATCGAGCAGATGGTGTCACCCGATGCAGTAGCCGACAAGGAACAGGCTCTCGCTCAGGCACTCGCCTCCGCTGAAGCCGCCCAGGTCGCAGCTCTCAAGTATCGGATCGCTCTCGCTGAGGGGCTGCCCGCAGATTTCGCGGATCGACTCGTCGGTTCCACCGAGGAGGAGTTGCGCGAGGACGCAGAAAAGATGAAGGGCATGTTGAAGCCTTCTGGCACCAAGACGGATGCCAAGAAGGGCCAAGCAGCCCCGACTCCCGACGCAAAGCACAACCCGAACGATCTGTTGCGCCTAATCGCCAAGGGGTAATCCGCCTCGCGGCATGGGCCTTTCACAAGGAGAACCACCATGGCCGTAGACGGCATCACTCGCGCCGACGCAGAAGCACTCTTTGACGAGGCTCTTGCAGGCGAACTCATCAACGCACTGCCCAAGCGCAGCGCAGCACTCAGCAACCTGACCGTCGTCCCGATGGGCACCTCGGTTGCACGTATCCCCGTCCTCTCGGCTCTGCCGACTGCCGCGTTCCTGAACGCATCGCAGGCCGTCAAGCCGCAGTCCGAGGTCGCATGGGCCAGCAAGATGATCACCGCCGAGGAGATCGCGGTCATCATCCCGATCGACGAGAACGTCATCGCTGACGCCTCGATCGACGTTGTGGGCCGCACCATCGACCTCATCGTCCAGGAGTTCGGTCGCGTCCTCGACGCAGCCGTGTTCTTCGGCACTGGCGCACCGACCACGTTCCCTGTTGGCGGCCTGTTCGGCGCAGCCACCACGGTCACTGGCACGGGCAACATCGCTGACGACATGAACAGCCTGTTCGCTTCAGTCGAGTCTGTCGGCAACGACGTCACCGACGTCTTCGCCTCGCGTGGCCTCCGCTCGGTCCTCCGTGGCCAGAAGGACGGCAACGGCGCACCGATCTACGTTCCGACCGAGGGCAACCCGAACATCGGTTCGATCTACGGCGTGCCTGCTGCCTACCCGCTCGGCTGGGACAAGACCAAGGCTGACGCCATTGCAGTCGATGACTCGTGCGCGATCATCGGCCTCCGCTCCGACGTGAAGACCAAGATCCTCGATCAGGCTTCCCTGACGGGCTTCGGCAACCTCGCAGAGCGCGACTCGATCGCGATCCGTGCGGTCATGCGCGTGGGCTTCACCCTGGCGAACCCCGCCAGCCTGGAGAACCCGACTGGCGCACTCCCGATCGCGGCGCTCAAGCCCGTGGTCGTAACCCCGTAGTACGGGAACCCGAATCGGTGAGTGGGGGCTGGTTGTGCCCCCCGTGGCCAGCCCCCGCTCACCACCTCGCTTGACCTAAGAAAGGACCGTCATGGGTGCGCCTCAGGACTGGATGCCGTCTGATCTTCCGCAGGAAGTCAAGGACGAGATCGCAGCCAAGCACCCGATGGACAACCACGGAGCCGCTGCTGAGGCTTGGGAGTATTACGCTGCCACGCTTGAGTTGGGCGATAGTGGAAGTTCTGGCTCTGGCGGTGGAGTGATCGCTGGAGGCGAGATCCAGTCCGTGACGACTGGCTCGCAGACGATCACCTACACGACCTCGCAGGCGTATGGCTCGTCCTCGTCTGGCATGAATCCCTCGACTGCGTTCGCTCGGGCCAACTGGCATCGGGCGCGTGCTCGTGGGCACAACGTCAATGTCGCTGTCGGCTACCGCTGGGGCTGGGATGCAGACCCGATGTACGTCTGGACATACGACTCACCGTCCATGCCTGAAACAGGTATGGCGCAGATCAACCTTCTGGCTGGCCGCGTTGGCCCGAACGACTTGGAGAACTACTGATGGCAACCGCGAAGAAGACCACGAAGGCCGCTGTTGTGTCGGTGGACCCTGACGCCCTGAATGACGGCCACGGCACGACCCCGATCCCTGGCTACGACTCGCACGGCGACTACGTGACCGCAGCTTCTCCGAACTACGGCATGACTCCGTACCTCGCCCCCGACCAGCCGACGCTGAAGGACTACGAGATCCAGTTGCCTGACCGCATCGTGCCGTCTGGTGTTACTGGTCCGATTCTGCCGCCGGCTCAGGTTGCTCCGAACATCACGACCGTCACGCCCAGCGTGGTCAGTGGTGACGCTGTTGGCTCCGCGACTGTCATCACGATCAACGGTTCAGGGTTCAAGGCTGACCAGTTCGTGTTCATCAACGGCGCCCATGTCGGTTCCGTGGTGTTCGTTAGCGCGACCGAGGTGACGTTCACCGCCCCCGCCAACACGTTCACACCCGATTCGGCGCTCCAGATTCAGGTCGGCTATGTCGGAGTCCTGTCCACGCCTAAGACGATCCTGGTGTCGGCTGCTACCCCGCCGCCGCCTGCCCCGCCTGCTGACCCGACCCTGACCAGCCTGACCCCCGCGTCGATCAACCGTCAGATGATGGCTGACCCGACCATCGTGGTGCTGAAGGGCACGAACTTCCGTGACGGCATGGTGGCGAACATTGACAACGGCACGGCCCTGCGGTCGATGACGTTCGTGTCCGCTACGGAGATGCACCTGTCCGTGCCGCGCTCGCTGATCTCTGTCGCCAAGACGTACACCATCCAGGTCGGCATGACGGGTGAGACGTTCACCGCAGCGAAGAACCTGGTCGTAACCGCAACGAACCCGACGATGGTGTCTGTCACGCCTGCTGCTCCCGCTTGGGAGTCCATCACCGACCCGATGGTGATCACCCTCGCTGGCACGGAGTTCACGCCGAACATGACCGTGACCCGCACGGGTGCTTCTGTGCCGTTCACGTTCGTGTCAGCAACCAGCGCCACGGTGTCCCTGCCGAAGTCGCAGTACGCGCCGTTCACGGCCTACGAGTTCAAGGTCGGCGTCCCCGCTAACTCGGTCCTGTCGAATGGCCGCACGGTCTCTGTCGCCCACGCGAAGCCGACCCTGACCACGGTCACCCCGAACTCGGGTGTCACGGGTGGCACGGTTGCCGTGACGTTCGCTGGCACGCTGTTCGCGTCTGGCCTCAAGGTGTACCTCGATGGCACCGATGTCGGAGCCGCTACTGGCATCACCTCGACTGCCGCTTCGTTCAACCTGAACCTGGCGACTGTCGCCGCTGGCGCTCACACGCTGGCTGTCGGCTGGTCTGATGCGAAGTCGAACACTGTGCCGTTCACGGTCGCTGCTGCTGACGAGATTCCCGCTGACGCACCCGTGGTGACGGAGTAGTTCATGACCGTCCTGATCCAGCGTGACTCGTTCCAGGTGATCCGCCCTTCGCGGACCCTGGACGATCACGGCTGGGCTGAGGACCAGGCCACGACTGTCGTTGGCACTGTCGCTGGGACGCTGCAAGAGGTTGCCCCTGCCGATGACCCTCGGGCCACGGAAGGTGGCGGCTACGGCCCCGCAGATCCCGCTCATCGGCGCCTGGGCACGGCGTACCTGACTGCCGAAGTTTTCCCTGGTGACCTGCTGGAGACACGGGGCCGCACCTGGCGCGTCCAGTCGGCTCGGCTGGTGGAGGATCCCCGCCCGTCTGGCGATCTCGACTGCTGGGTGTGCGAACTGTCGGAGGTTTCCGATGTCGACTAGCAAGTTCGTGTGGACGAACACGATGCCGCTGAAGGTCGCCACCAGCCAGATGGTGAACTCCGTAGCTCTAAGGATCGAGCGCGACACGAAGATGCGCTGCCCTGTCGACACTGGCAACCTGCGCCGCTCCTACGCCACGCAGTTGGCTCGCCCAGAGGACCGCCCTAACGCAACGGTCGGCACGAACGTCGACTACGCCATGTTCGTGGAGTTCGGCACCAGCCGTGGTCGCGCTCAGCCGCACCTTGGCCCTGCCCTTGAATCCGCGAGAGCGAGGTATGGACGATGACCGCTGCTCCTGACCATGCCCCCGTCATGCCTGACGCGGAGACGCTGGTCTACCAGACCTTGAAGCATCTTGGAGGGATCACCGCCTGGGCGTTCGACGCTCAGTGCGAGTGGCCATTTGTGGAAGACCGAGTAGGTATCCAGGTCGATGTGCGCGCCAGCAGCAAGAAGCGTGCTCGTGACCGTGCCTACGAGGCGAGGCAGTTGCTCCTGCGGCTGCCCTTGGACGTGACCAACTCGGTCACGCGTGTAGAGGTGGTCGGTGGGCCGTTCTTCCTCGCTGATGAGGACGGGGCTCCCCGATACGTCATTAGGACCGTCGTAGCCGTTCGGGCTATGCGCGGCATCGGATAAGGAAAGGAACACACATGGCGACTGAAACCGCCCTCGTCCCAGATGAGGTGATCATTGGTACCTCCAATGGCCCTGGCATCTGGGTTGCCCCTGTTGGAACCGCAGCACCCGCGACCGCTAGCGCGGTCCCCGCTGCCCCCTGGTCCACCCTCGGCTACCTGTCAGAGGATGGCGTGACCTTCTCCCAGTCGACCGACTCGGAGGCGATTACCCCCTGGCAGTCCCGCGCTGCCGTTCGCACCATCATCACCAAGCGTGAACTGAACCTGGAGTTCACGATGCTCCAGTTCAACGAGCAGAACGTCGCTCTGTACTTCAGCAGCGAGGAGCCCGCCTCGGGTGACTCTTGGGATCTGGAGGTCCGTTCGGACGCTCCTGCCAAGAACTACGCGATCCTGGTGGACGTGAAGGACGGCGACAACACCGTTCGCTACCACTTCCCGCGTGCCACGCTCAGCGAGGCAGGCGACATGGAGGTCACCAAGTCAGGCGCAATCGGCCTGCCCGTGACCATGGCTGCTCAGGACGACAATGGCGTGCTTGCGAACATCCAGTTCGCTGGCAAGACCACTGCTCCTGCTGCCGCTAAGGCGACCACCACGGCGACCACCGCATGACCGCCAAACGGGGGGATGCCGTGTTCGATCTTGACGCCGCTTCCGCTGCACGCCGCGAGGCTGCTGGAGAAGGCTTCAAGTTCACCTGGCATGGCGAGGAGTTCTCCTGCCTGTCCGCGAAGGAGTGGCCGATCACGGTCATGGCGGACATGTCCAAGGGAGATCTCGTCGCTGGGCTGTACGGAATCCTCGGTGATGAGCAAGGCGAGAAGTTCCTGGCTGGGAACCCGACGAACGGTGATCTGGAAGACCTGATGACCGCCGTCGCCCAGTTCTCTGGGGTGAACACCCTGGGGGAATGATCTCTGCCGCGCAGGCGATGTTCGACCCCGACGTTGAGGAGGCCCTGCTGCGTGTCTACGGCGTAGACGTTCAGCAGGCCACTCTCCGCAGGGTTCATGTCCTGCTCACTCGATTGCCGTCAGGTTCCTGGCACAAGGGCAACGGCCCAGGCTCGTGGTCCACGGAGTCGTACCTGTTGGCGAGTGTGATTGACGCGGTGAACCAGATGGTGTGGGTCACTGTGGCGGCAAATAGCAAGAAGGCTCCTAAGCCTCCGAAGCCGATTCCTCGGCCAGGGGCTCAGGAGAAGGAGAAGAAGTCCTCTTGGAGTGACTTGCAGACGGCTTTGACGGGTATGGAAGGAGTGGTGACTGATGTCGGTAATCGCTGAAATGGCGGTGAAGGTTACTGCTGATACCCGCGAGTTGATGAGCAAGATCCAGAACGACGGCGAGAAGGCTGGCAACGGCTTCGGGTCCAAGTTCGCCAAGGGTTTCGGCGTCATCGGCGGCGCAGCTCTTGCCGCTGGTGCCGTCGGGGCCACGGCTGCTGCTGGGATGGCCGCCTTCGGCGTGAAGGTTGCTGCCGCCAACCAGGCTGCTGCCGTCTCGTTTGAGACTCTGCTCGGGTCTGGCGAAAAGGCTTCGGCCTTCCTGAAGGACC